CTACCTAGGTCACTGGTAGCCAGTACGTAGATGATAGATAGTAAGATACCCGCCGCACCTACTGCAAGCGGAATCAGCTTATCAGCAATCAAAGCTGTTTTCTTGATAGCCATACCAATCACATACAAAACAGGTACTAAAATTAATAGTTCTGGTTTGATATATTCTAAAAAATCCATGTCATTTCCCTCCATTTTGATTAATCTTTCGGATTTCTTCCATTTCGCTTTCAACGAAGCCATTGCCGCCCATAGCCTTATATGCTTCAAAAAGCGATTCTAACGCAGCCATCTCGTAGTTGCTGACGTGTCCTTCTGCTTTTGCTCTCCTTAAAGCGGTATCTATCTGATAGCGTATTTGTGACACAAGAGCAGCGTTAATGTTGCGAATTGTTGAGTTTTTCTCGATAGTTCGAGTTATCTTTCTGTTTATCAGCTTGATGACGATTGCCACCGCTGCTGATGTCGAGGTTATAACTCCGCATATGTATAAAATAATGTCCAGATTTACGCTCATAACTACCTCTTACTCAATACACAGTCTAAGCTCTGTGATAGGTACGCCCAACACGCCCGCATATCCGTCTTGTCCTTGACCTTTCTCGTTGTCGTATTGCCAAGGATATGCGTTTACCATGTATTTTGCTTTCTTATGCGGTCTGATGTCATCAGGAGTAAAGAAATAAATCTCAATTGCATCTATCACTTTACCTTCACCCGCAAAGCCGTTTTGGTAGTCGTTGATGTCACATCCTGTCACGTATGGGAGCCAACCCTCGCCTAGTACGTGTACACGGTACTTTACACTGCCTTTATCAACTCTGATTGCAACATCAGTTATCGGTGAGCCTTGAAAGCCAGCAAAGTCATCATTATTTTTCACCTCTGGAAGCCAGCCATGCGCCTGTGTACGTACTCGATAGTATGCGTTGATTTCTGCGGTTTGAGCTGGCGGTTGTGGTGCAGGTGTTGCTTGTCCACCGTCTAAGCGAGCATTTACAAGCTCTACGATTTCAGGAAAGCGCCCTTCAAGATACGGACCGGGACATGCTGTAGCTGTAAACATTTTATGCATTGTTAAGCTGCCATTTTGTGTACCGTCAAAAGACAAGCGGAAATTATTTCTTTGGCAGATGTCTACACATAGGTCAATAAGCTTATTGAAAGCAGTATCGCTCACGTGCCAGTTTCCACCGATTTCATCGTTTGCTACCTCTATTGTGACCGCCCGATTATCATTCCACGGTGAAGCACTTGCCCAAGAGCGATTGGCTTCATCTACGTACAGCCCCACGTTTCCGTTGCTGTCAATGCCGTAGTTCGCGCTTGCTTCCCTGCTTGCGCTTGCAAAAAGCTCACCGCACTGCTCTACAGTGAGATTGCCGGCCATATGATGAATGGTGATTTTTGAAATCGGTTGGTTTCTTGGTGCGTTCATGTTTGGGCTTAACTTTGTGTAGGTTACCAAGTTGCTGTTTGACATTTCTATTCTCCTTCCTCCAATACATCTGCTGCGCCTTCAAACATAGGCTCTTGCTTTAACTTTTCATACATAGATTCATAACTGACTGCTGTTTCTTTATCGAGAGGATACTGAAAGGTATATACAAAAATGGATAAATCAAGAGGAACAGGAAAACCAATCTCGTTATTTTCTTCTGTCAACGCAATTACTTTTTCTTTGCTGTACTTCTCTCCCGTTTTTGCCATTTCCGCTTCCAGCTGTTCTTTGACTTCTTTCTGCCTTTCAATCAGGGATTCTCTTTCTTTTTCCTGCTGTCTGTAACTTTCATCTGTATAACTTTTTACCGTTACTTCAATACCGTCTACCATAGAGATACTATCTATACGATGATATGTGGTTTTCACACCTTTTCCGTTGATAAGTTCTTTTTCCAGTGCCATGTCCTTTCCTCCTTATGTTGTTCTTTTCCATATGTAACACGTAATGTATGGCTGTACAATACTTGTCGCACTTGTATCACCTGTTGATGAAGCCTGTGCTACATCGCGAGTGTTTGTCGATGCCTGAATCCCTGCGTTTACGCTTGCCTGTGTACTACCTTCATACGCATAGGTACCATAACTTGATGTAGAGTATTTATACGCTTGTATCATATTGTCATCACTACCCACAGCAGTACCGAAGTAACCTTTATATCCAACCTTGAACTCGTGTCTTTCTGTTTTCTTGCCGCCTGTTTTTTCTACTGTATTAAAGTCGCTGTCAGCGGTATTTACCCCTACAGGGACGCGACCGCCTCCCCACGCTGCCCATGTGCCACCATAAAGTGTGCCGGGGTTTGTAGAAACCGTTGTTTCAAATAAGCTGCCTATTGGGTGCGACAATAAAAAAACATCAGTCTCTTTTGCACACTCATCTATTTGTAGTTGCAGATTTCCCGCAACGTCACCGGATAGGACATCCTTCAAATTTTCAAACCATGCTAAAAACTCTTGCTGTTCAATGCTTCTAAAGTCATTCAAATCACTCTGAATTTGGTTATATAGCTCGCTAGTGTCTATGTTTTCTACAAGTCCGACAACGATACCGCAAACATCTGTATCCAGTCGTGTGTCAGTAATATTTCCAGCAGTTATCTTCGTAGCGTTAGCAGGAACAAGAATTTTTGCTAAGCATAACTCGTATACTGATGAATCACGCTGTAGTGATGGCGTAATTGGGTCCCCACTTGGAGAACCTTTTTTTACAAAAACATCTATATTTCTGGCAGCTTGGCGATTATCCCACCTTAAAACGATAATATCAATTCTTGGCTGCGATGTACCAGCATCTAACGTGAAGTTTCTTCTGCTATCTTCCATGCCACAAGAACCGTTAATCCAACATGTGCCCTTATTTACCGATATCGTCATACCTTCACTAGGATTTACGATAAAACCTATTTCGGGAGCCATAGAGCTGGTTCTCGTTGATACTATTCCATTTGCTAGTAAGGATGCAAATGTTGCTCTTAGCTGCGCTGCACTATTAGGTCTGTCATATACAGGGGTTCCATACTCGTCATATGTCACCTGACTATCAAAAAATATACTTTCCAAAAAATCACCTTCCTTTTTATTTTCTTCTTGGCACCTTATCCCCGAAAATAACGTTTATTTCCCTTCTGTTTTCTTTAACAGTTTCATTTATGCCTATAATTCGAGATTGATATTCCCCCATATTTTTTAGAATGATGTCACACTTGTCGCCCAAGTCAAAGTTTTCTTTATATATCATATCGCCGATAAGGTCAAAGCTGATATTTAATATTTTTTTATGCTTGTTGAGGTATTCTGTACCTCTTTCCGCCAGTGTCTCTTCATATTGTTGCTGTGACATGCCTTCTTCCTTCTGCAAGTCTCTAGCGTCAACGTAAAGTCTTTTTAACTTTTCGCCGCCGGAGTTATCCACGATTACCTTTTGTCTTTGGTCTCCTTCTCCGCTTCCTGCTACGACTGCGTAGTTTTTATAGTTGCTGTCGTCTGTAGTAACTACAAGATTTTTAAAATGCCCCCAGCTTTGACTAAAGATAGCAGGTTCATGTCCTAATATTGGTGCAATCTCCGATGTTCTATCAAATCCTGCCCACACCTTAAAATTTGTTTCATTGTTTATGTAGTCATAGCTTAATGAAATACTGCATTCATACTTTTGTAGTATCGAATACATTTGGGTGGCGACTTCTTCCCCGGTGGTTTGAAAAGAAATTGATGTTGTAGGAGCTTGAGAAATATCAACATTAAGATTTGGAATATTTGTACAGTAAGTCGATAACATCGCACCTATACAGTCCTTTACACTGCCACTAAAAGAGAATGTCGGATGTAAAATATAGTCATTTAACACACTTTCTATGAAAAAGCCGCTTATTTGTACAAATTCCCCACGTTCTTCGCCGGTATACACAACCTTTTGAACAACGCCTATTTCTCTTTCAGAGGCTCTATACACATATTGAAATTCTTTATCGAAATCCCTTGCTAAAATTTGTACAGAATACTGTCCGCACTCGTAGTAGCGCCTATTCCATTGGAGATTGATATAGTCAACAAATTTTATCGTGTTAAAGTTTGAATCTAAAAAAACTAAATCCATTTTTACACCCCTGCGTAAAGCTGATTGTAATACAAGTAAATATGTGTACTTGTTTCATTTGAATCTGCACTGTAGGAAATATTGCATCCTCCCCGTTCTATTGCAAAAAAGGTGCTTCTGCGGTTAAGACAGTTCGGAACTTTTTTTCCGTCTATTTCAACAGTTCTTCTTTCAAAGTCAATTTTTACGGTCTCATAAGCTTTCAGTTCGATTGAAAATAAAACAAATTCTTCATCATTTTTATAAATCTTTAGTCCGTTAACATTCTCTTCCGGTTCAATTACAATAGTACAATATGTTTCTACTGCACCATCGTTCGGTACGAAAACGTGTTGCGCAAAGTTTCTCGCACTGGCAACAAAACCTTTTTCTGCTGAAATCATTAGAGGAAAGCCCATCATTGGAACAATTGTTGATAAGTCCTCCCCAAAATCATCATAGGATTTGAAATAAGGACTGGGGCAAAACACAGATAGCGTAAACATCTGCGGTGCAAAAATATTGTTTGTTGGTAAGTCTCTTGCATCCACAATACATTCACACCACACCGTATTGTTTTTATATGTGACATACATTTTAAAGGAGTTTTTTGGGTTAAAAAAAGAATTAATTTTTTCACGAGATGTGTCAAATTGTCCGGCATAATCATTGCAGGCGGTAATAGTTACTGTTCGAGAGCTAACGCGTGTCCCTGTTATGATATCGCCGTCACCAACCGCACGCTTTTCTGTAAAAATTTCTTGTGTGATTGTGCCTAACCCCTCAATACTGATGATTTTAAAATAATCCGTAATGTTAAGCGTTAAACCGTCATCTCTTATGAATTTTATCATCCTTTATCACCTGCCAATCCAAAAGTAAAAATCCTGTTGATAGCCCGTGCTGTTGCGTCTGGGCTTTCTACAGGCTGGTTAAAATTAATTACAGTTTGCCTGTCTCCTCCACTGCTTGTACTTTGTGATATACCTGTATTTATCATATAGTTACTTCTCGCTGCCACACCTGCTACAGCCGTTTGATTCGAGTATACCGCTGCTCTTGCTTGGTCCATGAGGGCTGTGGCGTCTAAACCTTTGATTTTTTCCAGAAGTCCGACCAGCTTAATTTCTTGCTCTGGCAGCTGGTCAAGTTCTCTTGTTAAACCCGACACAACGCCTTCTCCCAGTTTTGCGCTTTCTTC